TGCTCCCGTCGCTCTCTCCAGTTGTGATATCGTCATGCGTTCATTTTTGCGTACCAGCCCGATAATTCGGGCCTTCAGTTCTTCACGCTGTTCGTGTGTAAAAGGTTTCGCCATAAGCGCCTCCGGCAATCACTTTTCCGACACAATACGACCGGATGAATCGACAATCTGCCGAACAATATCCCGGTGCTTGTTCAGCTCCCGCAGCGCGGCGCAGACACGCTCCCACTTCTGAACCTGACCTTTTGCCCGGCGCAGCTCGCGGTTAGCCACATGCAGCGATGGTAAAATCAGACCATCCGGATGTTTTCTGGTGAACAACGGCTGTGACTGCACTGTGACCGCCACACTTTCAGTTTTTATTTCTTCCTGTGTTGCGGCTTCCCGGACTGGTAACGCAGCACCTGCTGGCTGAGGAAAGGCCTTACCATCATTTTCCGTTACCAGCGCGGCTTTCGGCTCTGCTGGTAAATTATCGCCCGGCATGCAGTAACGAAATCTACCGTTCTGATTAACGCGTGCCAGCCGCCCCGTTGCGGTTACCACCGCCAGCGTGGAAGCAACCTTGCGAGTACTGACACCGAACTTACCCGCTATTTCTTCACAGGTTTTAGCCCCCTCCTGAGCGATAAACTCAATCATCATGTTAGCGCTAACTTTTGGAGCGACCTCTTCGGTCAGCATATCCTGTGTTTCAGATTTTACTGGCCGCTCTTCGGTTACCCGGGATTCACCTTCGACAGCCAGAAACCAGGTGTGACCCGTTTTATCAACAACGCCATTTTTTTTGAGCTCCCACAGTTCGTTGAGAACTTCTTCACGGCTGATATCAATTCGTGCCGCCAGTTCAACAGAATTGGCTTTACCCATCGCTTTCAGTGCATGCAATACGGTTTCCATTAAAACTTCCTCCGGATAAAAATACTTCTCAAATCAGACAAAACCAGCCGCTTTCCGGCGTTCATACTCCTGTTTCAGCAACTCAATTGGCGTTGGTCCCAACGGGCGTTTTGGTGCCGCCAGTTGTCGCCGTACTGGCGGAACGCTCAGGCCGTTACTAACATGCTTTGCCCATTTCGTCAGCTGCCGTTCTGCAAGCCGTTTTAATTCCCCTTCGGTCATCTGGCGTTCAATCCCCTTTGAACGCATCTCGAGGCAAATGTGATACAGCACAGGCTGAGGCCACGGATATTTGTCGCTTCCGTTATATCGCCAGGACTCATTACGCCAGCGGCGATACTCCTCCATCACAGCATCCACCGTCAGGCCAAATGGATTGGCCCCGCTTTCCGAAATCAGCGCCACAAACTCAGCCAGGTCCGGAGGCCATGTTTCACCCGCCCGGCAGCGGTCCATGCACTGGCGGCAGACCTGCCGGATTTGCTGCTCAGTCATCGCGCCAATCTGTGCAATCCAGAGCTTCGAAGGTGCGGCCCCGTTCTTCTGGGTCCAGCGGTTCGAATAAACCTCCCCCATGAGTTCCCACAGCTTCCAGGCCGTTTCCGTCGCTGATAAATCCGTTTTCACGTTCCCACTGCTCACGTGCTGCCCGAATTTCCTGAACTGCCCGTGATGCGGTGCCACCTGGTGCTGCTGCATGGTTTACCCCCTTGCTGACTGGTTTAACCTGCGCCCTGACGTGATTTACGTGACGGGCGAATTTCTGCTCCCACTGAATCTGCGTAAACACTTTCCCCTCCGCTGCCCAGTAGTCCCGGAATGCGGTAAGTTCAGCAGGTGTAAATTCTGTCTCCGGCAAAGCCATCCCCCACAACGCAGCCCGTCGTCGAAAATCCCGTGACGGATACCAGCTATCGGTCATCGGAAATTTTCCGATGGGTTCGCTCAGGCCATCCAGGAATACATGGGGGGCTGCCTGTAACGACAAAACTTCCTGCTCACTGGTCGGAGCACTCTCGCGTGCGTTATGTGTGGGGTTTAGATCTTTGGGTTCCTTTGGGTTCCGTGATCCGTTTTTGGGTGTCTTTGATGGAAAATTTGGGTGTCTTTGGTTATTTTCCATGCAACAAAGAGTTCCGTTTTTGGGGCTCTTTTGTGCTGAAACATAACCGTTTTCGGTACTGTTTTTATTAACAGCACCAATTTTACCCACCTTTAAAGACACCCGTTTTTGGGTGTATTCAGGCTCGGCAACACTTTCTTCTACACCGATAAGTCGGTACACCACAATTTGCTTTGTTCTGCCTTTTCTCTCACCGGTATCAACAATTAACCCAATCTCCATCAGGTGTCGTAAGCTGTCCTGCACAGTCTTTTTGTTCAGTTCCGTTACATCTGCCAGTGCAGATACAGACGGGTATGCACACAAATCGGCACCGCACATATCAGCAAGCCAGGTCAATACAGACTTACTGGATGAACTGCCGGTTTTCACCTTTTTAGCCCATCGTAGTGCATCGATACTCATACGAACCCCTGGCAGATATTTGTTTATCTGCAAAGTAATATTGATATTGCTGACGATACGCATGCTTGAAAGCAATAGCTTTTTCTATAAGCTCGTCAGTCTCACGTTCCACAACAGCTGGATCCGCAAAAAGCAGCCCGGACTCCACCACATCGCCATATTCTTTGTTTAATCCGGCGATCATGTACGTAATGCTTTTTCCATCACTGATCTCACGATACAACCTGAAATCACTAATTCGGATAGCCTCCATAATTGCCGGAATCAGCGCCGTGAATTTTTCCCGCTTATCCCTGGTGTCGATAGCTTTCCAGCGTTCGAATATCTTCACCCGGTTAACGCCCAGCGCCCGTTGATCAACCTCGCCATCATTAAACGTGACGCGTTGAACATCGATGTTCGGGCGTTCTTTCAGAGCCCAGAATGCTTCCGTGATTAATATCGTCGCCTGCTCCTGTGTCATTCCTGGTCGACATACCCAGGCATCCAGAGCCTCACAAACCTGTTCAGGGGTGATTTTCATTGTTCAACCGCCCCGCCCGCTTTGCCTTACGATATTCGTCATAAACTTTGGGGTCGTACTGAAGTTCCCCGCCGGATGCCTCTTGCAGGCGCATCGCGCGACCTTCAGGAACCAGTTCCCCCCATGCAGCAATGCTTGCCAACCTAACTCCTGCGGCATTGGCAAGCTTTGTTTTGCTGCCAAAAAACGCTATAGCATCAATTTTCAACATATCGAGCTCCTTAGATTTTCCTAAGGAAACTAGATCGTAGAGAAACCTAAGTCAAGAAAAATTAGAATTCCCTAATATGAAAAACGAAACCTTCGGTGCTCGCCTCTTACATAGGCGTAAAAAATTAAAACTGTCTCAGGCCGCATTAGGTAAGCTGGTCAAAGTGGCTCACGTAACAATTTCTCAATGGGAAAGAGATGAAACACAGCCGGCGGGGAAAAGATTATTCGCACTGAGCCAAGCGCTTCAGTGCTCACCGACTTGGCTTCTTTTTGGGGATGAAGATAAACAACCAGGCGAACCGATCCCGAATAATCAGCCAGCCATTCTGACAGAAGATCAAAAAGAGTTACTTCAACTGTTCGACGCACTGCCTGACTCAGAGCAAAAGGCCCTGTTGTCAGAGATGCGTGCTCGAGTTGAAAATTTCAACAAACTTTTTGAAGAACTACTTAAAGCTCGCAAAAGAAGCGCAAACAAATAACCCCTTTTTTCTCCACACCCTGTAATAAAAAGCACAAACTTTCAAACACTTGTGTTTTTTACACCAAAAAACTTAGGTTTTTCTACATAAGAATCTTGACCATATGCCTTAGGTTATTCTAAATTTCACTCATCAAGACACCGCACGGTGTTCTCAGCAAACAGTTCCGCTACTCCGGCGTTAAGGGGAAATGAGGTCAGCATGGATACTATCGATCTTGGCAGCAACGAATCTCTGGTGTACGGCGTGTTCCCAAACCAGGACGGCACGTTCACCGCGATGACGTATACCAAAAGCAAAACGTTTAAAACCGAAAATGGTGCCCGTCGCTGGCTGGAAAGAAACTCAGGTGAGTGATATGGATTTCGACACAATCATGGAAAAGGCTTACGAAGAATACTTCGAAGACCTTGCCGAAGGCGAAGAGGCTCTCAGCTTCAGTGAGTTTAAACAGGCGCTTTCCAGTTAGGCAAAATCTAACGGCTGATAAGCGAAACAGCACCGCGAGGAATCAGTATGCATAAACGAGAACCCGTCATCATCGCGCCAGACTATACCGATGATGAACTTTATGAGTGGATGCGCCAGAAAATTAATGCAGCGCAGGATCTGAAATGGGCCAATGAAGCCAGGGCTAAGCAGGCTGAAAAATCTGTCCGCTCTGGAGCAGGATATCACCAATTTGGAAAAAGCAGCGGCATTAAGCATTGCCAGAATGATTACATACCCGCGTTAATAGCTAACCAACGAGGATAAGGTTGGTAATTAAGGAGTTCTCTACGGGTCAGGTGGAGTGCGTGCGCCGGACACGGGTGAGCATCCGGCACGTTCTTTAAAAATCTGGATAGTCCCAACTTATTTAAACGGTTAATTATCTTGAGTTCATCCAGAACTTATTATTGCAAGCGGGGCAAAAAGTACGAAAATGAGCATCAAAGCGCATTATTTCCATTGGTTGCAGTGAACCGCCCCGGAAATCCTGGAGACTAAACTCCCTGAGAAAGAGGTAAACAGGATGACTAAAAATACTCGTTTTTCCCCCGAAGTCCGTCAGCGGGCGATTCGTATGGTTCTGGAAAGTCAGGATGAATATGACTCACAGTGGGCGGCAATTTGTTCCATTGCCCCAAAGATTGGCTGTACGCCGGAGACTCTGCGTGTCTGGGTTCGCCAGCATGAGCGGGATACCGGGAGTGGTGATGGTGGACTCACCACCGCTGAACGTCAGCGTCTGAAAGAGCTGGAACGTGAAAATCGTGAACTGCGCCGCAGTAACGATATCCTTCGCCAGGCTTCCG